ATACTCGCAGGGCGGGCGCACCGCGCGTTGGTAGCGCACCGGTTGGCAGGCACGCAGCGGCAAGCCCCAGCCGTGTTGCCGCGTGCAGTTCACCAGCAGCGGTGCGATGCTGACACGTGGCGCGGCGCAGCCTCGCAAGGCGGGCGCGGCGGCGGTGATTGCCACGGTGCAGGTTTTGATGGCGACCGCGGCGGTGCTGCGTGGGGCGGCGCAGTTGGCGATGGCGGGGTTGCCGCCGATGCTGATGCGCTGGCAGTTGGTGATGCGGTAGCTGACGCTAATGCGCGTCGCCTGGCAGTTGCCGAGGCTCGGCACCGGGGTGATGGCATGGCGTTGGCACAGGCCAACGTCCACCACCGGGCGGATATTGGCGGGCAGGCAGTTGGACGTGGGCGCCGGTTGTCCCAGCGCGGGCAGGCAGGCGGTAATGTCGACCGTCGGCGCCACCCGCGCCCCGCTGCAACTGCTGATGCGCACCACTTTGGCCTGCGGTGGCGGTTTGGGTGGCGGCGGGGTGCTGCCGCCTTGCCGGTCGAGCGCAAGCGGCAGGCGGGCGGTGTCGCGGCCGCTCGTATGTTCGCCGAGGGTGAGGGGGAGGCGGTCAGGTTTGAGCGTCGCCATGTGTGGTTATCCTTGCCGCTGCGCGGTGGGTCAAGCCCCACCCTACAACTGCCATGCCGCCCACAGTTGCGCCTGCTCCGCCAGCGTCAGCGCGGTGGCGGGTTTGAGGTCGTCGTAGCAGATGGGCTCGTACTGCCTCTGTGGATGGCGTCCCATGATGAGGTAACGCCGCGCTGGGTTGAGGTAGGGGACGAGGTAGTGGCCGTTGGGCAGGGAGCGTGTCTGCTGCTGCAACAGCAAGGTCTCGGCGTCAAAGACGTAGATGTTGCCGATGCCCGCCGCGCCGCCGACGGTAACGATGCCGTCCTCGCTGCCCGCCATGTAGGCGCGGTGGTCGGGGATGTAATGCGGCTCTAACAGCATGTCAGTACCGCCATTTGTCGGTGCGCACCGCCAGGCGGGCAAAAGTAGTATTTAGGCCATTCCAGCCGTAGCTGTGCAGGATGATGTATTGCGCCCCCTCATCATCAATCAGGGCGAGATTATCGGCGGCGCGGGTGTTGGTATGCACGCCCGGCACGGCGTAGAGGCGCTCGCCTCGTTGCAGCAACACCGGCGCGACGTACTGCCCGGCGGTTTCGCGCGGCGCGGCAAAGAGGCCAAAAAAGTCCTGCGCCTGCGCGCCGGTATCGTCGCGGTAGCTACGCGCCCTCGCATAAGCACGGGCGGAATTAGGATCCTCCGGCCAATGAAACAGGCTGCCATGTGAGCCGTCGTTGTAGGTGCCGCCGCTGTGCGCGAGGATGAGGGCGCGGCCGCCGTTGTCGGCGCTGCTGCTGTCGCCGTAGTAGAGCATCATGCCGTTGCGCCCCACGCTGTCGTAACCGCCCTCCACCCATACGACCACGCCGCGCGCCGTGGCGACCACCGCCCAGCGCCCGCTCCACTGCCCGCCCTGTCCGTGTTTGTAGGGGGTGGCGAGTTCAAGCGCGGGCGGTGCGTTGTCGATGGCAGCGTAATCACGCCAGGCGGCGACGCGGCTTGTGCCGTTGTTGTCGTGGACGAGCAGGTAGCTGTCCAGCTCGCCTGTTTTTGCCGGGGCAAAGAAGCGCTTGCCTGCCGCGGCCTCTTCATGCGGCATTGTCCAGCCCGCGCCGGGTTTGCTGCCGTAGCCGGTGACCAGGCAGGCTTTGAGGATGAGGGAGAGGTTGCTTTTGGTCAGCGCCGGGGCGTCATCGTCGGTTGAGCGATACAGCGTGACGGGCATTTCGAGGTCGTTGGCGTACATGGGATTTCCTGTTGTTGTTCGGGTGGTTTATTCAGCAGCGAGGTGTGCGGGCAGCCCTCACCCCCGTCCCCTCGCCCAAAGGGAGAGGGGGGAAGGTGTCGGTTATACCTCCACCGTATTGCCGCGTAGGCACATGGTGAAGCCGTCGGTCTCGGTCTGTTTGGTCGCCGAGGGCTGTACCGCGCGCAGCACCCAGACGCCGAGGTGGGTGCCGTAGGTGTTGAGGCGCACCGCGTTACCAACCGCCCACGGCGAGGCGCCGTTGTTGATGCCAAACGCGCCCTTTTTCAGGACAAAGTACGGCTTGCCGGTGGCGGCGTTAATCGGCGCGAGGTCTTGCAGCGCGTCAAAGCGGCCGACAAAGCCGAGCGCCTCGCTGTAGAGGTCAAACTGCGTGCCGTCGCGCCAGACGATGGCCCAGCGGTCGGTGGTCGCACCGTCATCGGTCAGGACGAGCGGGTAGTCTTTGAGGTTGAGTTTGGCGGTGATGGCGTCGCCTCTAGGGTCATCCGACCAGACGTTGTCAAAGAGTTTCTGCGACCACGGCGGGCTGTGCCGCACCTCCAAATCGCCGCCGATGAGCGCGCTGGAGACGTAGGTGTCTTCTTTGGGATAGTCACGGCCGACCGGAAATTGCAGTTGCAAGGTGCCGTCAATGTCGGCGACGATGACCCGGTTTTCTTCTTCTCTTGCGTGGTGGGCTGTTATCGGCATCTGATAGGCAGAGAGGTCGAGCGGTGTCGCCCAGGTCAGCGTCCCCGCGTCGAGGTCGTAGTCGTACCACTTGGCCTCGATGGCTCGATTTTTGGCGTCACGCAGGCAGAGGCTGTCAATGTGGTCGCGCGAGAGCCGCACCGTCTGCCCGGCGGTATGCGCGCTGCCGAGGTCATCGCTGAGGCGGTGGCCGATGACGATCATGTCGCCGCGCCGGTAGATGGGCACACGGCCGTCGGCGGGCAGGCGCACCGCGTCGATACCGATGGCCGAGGTGTCGAGTGGCAGGTAGGTGTAGGAGACGGCGTTATAGAGGATGGTGTCGGCATAGACCTGTGCCGGTTGCCAGATTTTGCCGTCCGGGCGCACCGCGTCTGGGTTGTACCAATACTTGCCCTCGTTGCCCGCGGCCACCACCCACTTGCCAAAGCGGACACGGGCAACCCCGGTCTCGTAGTCGATACTGCCCTCAACGTTGCCGCCTGTAATCTTGCCGCCGTTGTCGGCGCGCACGTTGAGCTGCCCGCCGCTGAGCGGGGTCGCGGTGATTTGCAGGGAGGCGGGGCGGATGGGCGAGGCCGGGATGCGCCACACCGCGGTATCGACCGGGTTGGCCGATACCGTGCCAGCGAGCGCCTGCAAGTTGACCGCCCCGGCGGGTGCCTGCTCGATGGTGGCCATGCCGGTCTCGTAGTTGATGCTGCCGATGCGCGCCGCCGCCCCGGTCGCAGGCTCCAGGCGGTAGTAGAGCTCGCCGCGACGGTCAAAATACACCTCGCTGCCAATCGCAAAGCGCACCGAGCCGGGGACGATGCGCTCGGCGTAGGTCGGCAGGAGGTCGATGCGCAGCGTGCCGGAGGCCGCCTTTTTGCTGCGTGCGTCCTCGGACTGCTGCCCGCGAAACTTGGCGCTCACCACAAAGCTGTCGTCAATCGGCGCGGAGGCGAGCGCCTCGACGTACTCGTAACCGGCAAACACCATGCGGTAGAGCGGTTTGACCGTCTGCGTCGTGCCTTGGGTGGAGACTATCTCCTCGCCCATCGGCTGTTTGCGGTAGATGGCTTTGGGGATTTTGACCACCGCGTCCGGCTTAAGTTTGATGACGCCGGTCGTGTAGTTAATCGTGCCACGGCTGACGCCACCGGCATCGCGCAGCGCGCCCGCACCGTCATCGCGCACCGTCACATAGGGGTCGACCTGGCGGGTGTAGGCCTCACCCGCCTGCACTTTGGTGTCGTAGTCCTCTATGAGGACGTTGTACACCAGCTCGACCGAGCGCGGCTTGATTTGTGTCTGGCCGAGGGTGAGGTTGACGTTGCCGCTGCCGTCGCGTGTCGGGGCTTTCCACTCGGCGGTCTGCGGCTGGCCGACGCTGTAATCGACCTTGACGTCGAGGCGTTGCTCGCCGCCGGGGTAGCTGCTGAGGGTGATGTCGCCGCTGCGGTAATCGACCGTCCCCGTCCAGGCGCCGCTGATGTTGCCCGCGCCGTCGTCCTGCGCCGTCTTGGCCGCGCCGTTGTCTGTCCAGCTTAATTTGACGGTGTTGGGGGCGAGGCCGGCCTCGGTGGCAATCAGCATCGTCGCCGTCGGCTGGCTATCGGCGCGGTTGTGGATGGTTGCCTGCGAGCCCCAAGAAAACAGCACCTCGCTACCGACGTCGGGCATCTCGCCGCAGGTGAGCGACACCGAGCCGGTGCGGTAGTTGAGGGTGCCGCTGCCATGCCCGGCCGAGCCGCCGCGCAAGGCGCCAGAGCCGTCGTCACGCAGGTCGTACCAGCGACCTTGCGCACGGTACGACACTTGCAGCGAGCCGGGCGCAGGCACCGGCAGGATGGTGAGGACATAGTTGTAGCTGCGGTTGTTAATCAACACCGGGATGCTGGCGGTGTCCGCTACCTGCAGCAGCTCGGCTGCCGGGCGGAAGTAGAGCGTCCAGACGCCGCCGGAGGAGAGGGTCTCGCTAAAGCGCAGCTCGCCGCGGGCGTAGTCCACCGTGCCGACCGCAGTATCGCCGCGGTAGAGGGTGCCGCCGCGGTCGCTGATGGTGATGCCGTTCGTCGTGAGACGCAGACTGCCGGGGGTGATGGCGTTGCCTGCGTGCAGAACGGTACTGTCATTGATGGCGTTGTAGGCGGTAAGCACCGATTCGCCCTTGGCCGCATCAAAGATGAGCTGACGCTGCCCGGCGGCGGTGTAATCAATCAGCGGCGTCTCCAGCTGCGAGGTCGGCACCAGTTTTTCCATGATGCTCGGCAGGCGGATGGTCTGCGTGTTGGCGCGGATGGCCTCAACCAGCGGTTTGACGCCATAGTAAGAGGCGCTGTCAGAGATGTGCGTCTCCATTAAGAGGCACGGCGGGTCGGCATGGGTGATGGAGGGATAATCGGCGCCGATAAAATCCGCGGTGAGCGCGGTCGAGGTCTCCATCTTGACCACGGCGCGGATAAAATCCTTGCCGTCCGGCGTGGTAAAGGTGCGGTTTTCGGAGGAGACGCGGATAACCTGGATGTACTGCTCCTCGGTGGGGTAGCCCTTTTTGACTTGGCGCAGGCAATAGACATCACCGACCAGCGGCAAGGCCTCATCGGTGCGCTGATACGCCTGGACGATGCGTGAGCCGAGCGATTGCGTCGAGAGCAGGGTCATCTTGCTCTCGATGGTATAGACCGCGTAGGCGGCGATGCGCTTGATGATGTCCTTGCGCCGCTCGCCATAACGCACGCCGCGGTAGAGCAGGTGCGAGACGTTGGCCGCCTTGGCGGGCTTGCTGATGATGACGTGCGCGCCGCCCAGCTTGGCGGCATCGGGTCGGCGCACCGCCGCATGCACTGAGCGCGCCGAGAAGCGGCCGATGGTGCGGTCTTGGTCGGAGACCGGATTAAATAGCTCGTTGTCGGCACCGGTGAGCGGGTCGCGCACCATCAGGCCGCCGCCGTCGTCGCTGTCGGTTAAGTTCTCGGTCGGATAAAAGCGCAGGTCTTGCGTGGTGAGTTGGGTATGGCGTTTGGTCATTATCTGTTACCGGGTTGCATTAGATGGTCATCAGGTGGAGGGTCGGCGCCTCGTACTGCGCCGTGCCGTCTTCGGGGGCGCGGTAGGCGACCGGGGTCAAATCAGAGAGCGCGGGGCGGGCAAAACAGACGTTGAGCTGCCGCCCGTCGGGGTGGGCGAGGGTCATTTCCAGCTCCGGCACGTCCGCCCAGGCGGCGAGGGCCAGCAGCGTGGCACGTGGCAGCCAGATCCACTCGCCGCCGAGAGTGACCGGACGTCCGGCGAGCATCGTCCCCTGCTGGATGATGGCGCTGCCGCCGAGGCTGTATTGCACCTGCGACTGCGCCAGCGCTTGCCAGTCAAACTCGTCACGCCAGCGCATGTCGGCCGGTAGTTCGAGGCTATCGTTGTTGTCTTTGCGGGTGAGTGTCCAAGGTGTCATCGCGGGCTCCGTTTGGCGGCGTTGTAGAGTTCGTTGGCAAAATTCTGTGCGCCGCGTCTCTCGGCGGCGGCAATGCGGTCGTCCCAAACGTCCACCACCTGCTGCGGGCTGATGTCGCCTGCGCCGTGACTGGTGGCGCTGCTGGCCGTCGTGCTGCGCGGTGTGGCGTTACCGCGGCTGCGCGATTCCTGCGCGCGCGCTGCCGCCTCGGCTTTCTTGTCCGCCGCCTGCCGCGCCTTCTCGACGCCGATTTGCCGCTGGAGTTCGAGGGCGCGCTCGTACTGGGCGATTTCTTCGGCGTTGCCACGGATTCGCGCCTCTTGCAGCTTGCCCTCCAGCTCGCGCAGCTTGCGCTGCTGCTCCAGCTTCGCGGTTTTGCTGTCGTCGCCCTTGAGCTGCGCCAGTTCGGCTTCAAGGCTGGCGGCGGTGTCGCGTGCCTGCTGTTGCAGGTCTTCCAGTTTTTTCTTGGCGGCGTCGATGCTGGCGTTGAGGTTTTTGAGGGTGGTGCTGTCCAGCGCCGTGATATTGGAGTGCGCGGCCTGTGCGGCACGGGCGATGTCCTGCATGGAGACGGTGCCGTCGCTGGTACGCTGGTTGAGGAGCTCAGTTGCCTTCTCGGCGCGTTGCACATCGGCGACGTACTGCTGTCCCACCTGCGACATCGCCGCCACCTTGCGCAGGTAGTCGTCGGCATCCATGTGTCCCAGGCTGGTCACCATGCTGTTGATGGCGTCATCAACCAGCCCGATGGCCTCGGCATTGAGCTTGCTGGCGTCGTAGATGGTCATCATCGCCTTTTTCTTTTTCTCGGTGGCTTCAGCGGCCTGTTCGCTGGCTTCGGCTTCTTTTTTCTGTGCGGCGGCGTGTTCTTGTGCCGCTTGCGCTGCTTGTCCATGCGCCTGCGTGGCGGTTTCGCCGATTTTGGCGGTTTTGGCGCGCAGCTCCTCGGTTTTGCTTTTGATTTGGTCGAGGATGTCGGCGTACTGTTTGGCGGAGAGTTCCCCCGCGGCGAAGGCCGCTTTGGCTTCAGTGCCGATGCGTTCCAATCCGCCGAGGTCGGCGCTGTTGAGGCGTTCTTTGAGCGCATCCATTGCGGTTGCCGCCGCATCTGGCAAGCCTTGGATGCCGTCAGCCATGCGCTTGAGCTGGCCTTGCGTCAGCTTGTCCATCGCTACGCCGCTGTCCGTCAGTTGCTGTTTCAGCGCCGCCCATTCTTCCGGCGACGAGATTTTCGCCGCCAGTGCTTCAAAGCCTGCACGGGCCGCGGCGGTCGCATCCAAACCGGCATCCATCGCCTGCTGCACCGCATAGGTGTAGTCGCTCATCGCTTTTTTGGATTTCGCGGAGACGCCGGTAAAGACTTCGTCGAGGTCAACGCCGATGTCCGCAAAAGCATTCTTCGCCGCTTCCGCCGCCTGCTCTTGCGCCGCTTTGGTTTGCTGCGCGGCGTCGACAGCGGCTTTGGTTTGTTTGTCCGCTTCGGTGATGGCTGCGTCCGTGACTTCACGCGCGGCATCAATGGCAACTTGGGCAAAGCCCAATATCGGCTGCTTGGCTGCTTCTACGGCGTCGGCAGTGGCTTGTGGGATTTGGGCGAGGGAGGCACTGGCTTTTTCGGCGGCATCTTGTGCCGTCCCTGCGATGGATTCGCCGCTGGCACGGATGGATTCGCCTGCGTTGTTGATGACATCGAGCAGCGCGTCGCGCGCGTTGTTGGCGACTTCGTTCAGGCTGGCGAGGCGTTCCAGCATGGAGTTCGAGGCGCGGTCGGTGATGCCGAAAAAATCTGTGACGGCTTCGCCCGCGCCCAAGATGCCGAGCGCAACGTTGGCGGCAACCTGCATGATGGTAGTGAGGACGATGCCGAGGGTGGCAAATCCCGCCTTCAGCCCGTTCAGCCCAATGGAGAGCGCCTGGAATGCGCCATTGAGCGCCACGCCGGTTGTTTGTAGCACGGCAAAGCCGCTGCTGACCTTGTCCACCGCCGCGCCAAAGTCCAGCTCCTTGACAAAGCGGATGACCACGTCGGCGCCATGCTCAAAGGTGTCAGCGATTTTCTGGCCAAGCGCTTCAATTTTGCCGCTGGCGACCAGTTCGGAGATAACATCCGCCAGCTCCAGCATTTTCTTTTTCAGCGGTTCGAGGATGGGCGTGGCGAGCTTGAGTTTGACCGCATCCCATGCGCTTTCCAGCTCGGCAAATGCCCCGCCGACGTTGTCGCCCATTTCCTTGGCCTGATTGACCGCAAAGCCGGTGGCATCTTTGAGCTTGTTGTTCAGTTCATCGACCGCCTCAATCCCTTGCCCGACCAGCGCGCGGAAAGCGGGGCCGGCCGCTTCGCCGAGCGCGCTGATGGCCGCCTGCCCCTTCGGCCCGGTCGCCGCCAACTCGCGAATCGCCTGACTGAAATTGTTGGTGCGGATACCAATAGAGGCAAGCTCGCGTCTGAAAGTGCTGGCCGGATTTTGGAATTGGCTCATCATCGCCGCCATCGCCGTACCGGCGCGGCTGCCGTCAAAGCCCGCATCGGCCAGCTTGCCGATGTAGGCGGCGGTTTCTTCGAGGGTGAGGCCGAGGGCGTGCGCGTTTGGCGCGGCGTAGCTCATCGCCAAGCCCATGCCCTTAATATCGGTATTGGCGGAGGACGCCGCCTTGGCAAGGACGTCAGCAACCCGCGCGGCATCGCTCATCGCCAAGCCCATACCGGAGGCGGTTTGTGTGATGTAGCTGGCGGCGTCAGCGAGTTCGAGGCCGTTACCCTGTGCCAGCGCCAGCACCGACGGCAGCGCTTCGATGGCTTCGCTGCTTTTCAGGCCGGCGCGAGCGAGATTTTCCAGCGCCTGCGCTGCTTCCGTAGCGTTATATTTGGTCTCTGCGCCCATCTTCTCGGCAGCGGCGCGCAGCGCTTCCATTTCCTCGGCAGACGCGCCAGAGACAGCTTTTACGGTCGAGAGTTGCGCCTCAAAATCTGCCGCACCGCTGACCGCCTCGCCAAAAAAATCCTTGATTTTCCCCGCGACAAAGGCGACGCCGAGCGCCGCGCCGAAGGCGATGACCGCGCCTTTCAGGCGGTCAAATGCGCCGACATTGCGCTCGGCGCTGTCAGCAAGGCGGTCGGCATCTTCGCGTGCCTGGTTGGTAGCTTCCGCGAGGTTGCGCAGACGGCGCGCGCGTTCTTCCGGGTCAAGGCTGTCCCACTCGGCGCGCAGCCGCGCGGATTCATCGGTGAGCTGGTCGGTGTTGTGCCCGGCGGCGCGCAGGGCTTCGATGACCGCGTCGATACGGTCAAGCCCACGGACACCCGCGGTAATGAGGAGTTCGGTGTGGAGGCGTGTATTGGATGGCATAGTCGCACCTTGATTGGTGCGACCATCTTGCGGACTTTATATATGGGCCGCGATTAGACTGGTTTGGTATTTCCGGCGACGTCGCCGGTTTTTGGCGCTTCGGTATTTGCGACGCGGTTTCAATTTTCCTTCCCGCCGTTTCCCGTTTGTTCCCGATTTTTCCCGTTTATGTCGCTCTCTTCTTCTGGTTTATATCATCCCGCATCATCCATTCAACCCCAATGGGATCCGCTATATACAGCGTTTTGCCGCTTTATAATGCCGCTTTTCCGGAGGTGTGT